CAATGGGAAATTCAAGAATATGCAAAAGCAATTGACAAAATAATTGCTCCACTTTTCCCAGTTTCGTGGCAAACTCTAACAACTAAATAAAGACACCAATAAAGAAAGGCCCATTATGGCAGAAATTTTATCACCATTTCAATCGTTTATTTTCATCTCGCGCTACTCACGATGGCTCCCATCAGAAAATCGTAGAGAAACATGGGATGAATGTGTCGATAGATGGTGGAATTATTTCACAGACAAAGTTCCTGCTCTTGCAGAACGACCAGACATCAAGAAGGCAATTGTAAATCTTGAAGTTCTTCCTTCAATGAGAAGTCTAATGACTGCTGGGCCTGCACTTGATCACGACAACACTTGTTTGTATAATTGCTCATATTTGCCAATTGATTCTGTTGAGTCATTTGCAGAACTGTTCGTTGTTCTAATGAACGGAACAGGTGTTGGTTACAGTGTTGAGCGACAATACACTGATAAACTTCCAACTGTCGCTAATAAGATAGAAAAGGATTTTAATGTTGTTGTCAAAGTTGAAGACTCTAAAGAAGGTTGGGGAAATGCTCTCAAGGAAATTCTACGACATCTGTATTCGGGTCGTCACGTTAAATGGGATGTGTCCGGGATCAGACCCGCTGGAGCTAGACTTAAGACTTTTGGCGGTCGCGCTAGTGGGCCTGCTCCTCTTGATAATCTCTTTAAGTTAATCGTAAAGGTTTTCTATAGCGCACAGGGTCGCAAGTTGACTGCTCTTGAGTGCCACGATATTTGCTGTGCCATTGCAAACGCTGTTATTGTAGGTGGTGTTCGTCGTTCTGCCATGATTTCACTCAGCGATCTTTCTGATCGTGAGATGGCTCTATGCAAGAGTGGTGCATGGTGGGAGCAAGCAGGCTTCCGTTCCTATGCAAACAACTCCGCTGTGTATCGTGGTCGCCCACCCATGGGTCAATTCCTTGAGGAGTGGACTTCTCTATACAACAGCCATAGTGGTGAGCGAGGAATGATCAATCGCAAGGCTCTTCAAGAGCAAGCAGCCAAATGGGGCCGTGATATCGATGCTGAATATGGAACAAACCCATGCTCAGAGATCATCTTGAAGCCATTTGAGTTCTGCAATCTTTCAACTGTTGTTGTTCGTCCCGATGACACAGCAGCAACATTGAAAAAGAAGATTGAGATGGCCACAATCATTGGTACTGTTCAATCTACATTTACTAAGTTCCCATATCTTCGTCCAGAATGGAAGAAGAACTGTGAGGATGAAAGACTTCTTGGTGTCAGCATGACTGGTATCTATGATAACAAGTTAACTAGTGGTCTTGAGGGCAAGCCAAAACTCATTCGTTTGCTTGAAAGTCTTCGTGATCATGCAACCGCAACCAATCTGCAATGGGCAGAGAAGTTAGGAATCAATCCAAGCAAGTCCATCACTTGCGTCAAGCCAGAGGGAACTACTTCATGCTTGGTAGATTCTGCATCAGGTCTTCATCCAAGATATGCGGATTATTATTATCGCAGAATTCGAATCGACAAGAAGGATCCAATCTACAATCTCATGAAAGACCAAGGAGTTCCTTGTGAGGACGATGTAATCAATCCAAACAACACTGCGGTCTTTACATTTGCAATGAAGGCTCCACGTGGCACAGTAACTACCGAAGATCTCCGTGCGCTTGATCACTTGGATCTTTGGAAGACATACCAAGAACATTATTGCCAACACAAGCCTTCTGTAACTGTAAATTACCGTGACAGCGAGTTCCTTGAAGTTGGTCAATGGTTGTGGGAGAACTTTGATGTAGCAACAGGAATTTCATTCTTGCCCGGTGGCGACAATCATACATATGCTCAGGCTCCGTTTGAGCAGATTGATGCATCAGCATACAATGAACATCCCAAGATTAAAGTGAACTTTAAGGAACTTTCAAAGTATGAATCACAGGACAACACAGAGGCAGCAAAGGAATTTGCATGCTCCGCAGGAGGTTGTCAGATAGTGTAAAAAGGTGGAGCGTAGCACAAAGGAAGTGCATTCGCCTGTTAAGTGAATGGTTGCAGGTTCGAATCCTGCCGCTCCAGTTAAAATGGCAGTACAAATATTGTTCTTACTAAATAATAGTATGGACAATAAATGTAAAAGATGTTTAAGAGAATTTACTTACTCAAGAGACGTTGGACACAGAAAAACTTTATGTAATTCTTGTTCAGTAACAATTTTTAGACAAAGAAGAAAACAAAAGTGCGTAGAATATAAAGGTGGAAAATGTATAAATTGTGGTTACGATAAATGTATCGCAGCACTTCAATTTCATCACAGAGATCCAGATCAAAAAGATTTTGGTCTTTCATATAAAGGAATGCCTAGATCTTGGGAAAAATGTCAAAAAGAATTAGATAAATGTGATTTATTATGTGCAAACTGTCATTTTGAAGTTCATCATCAATCTTTGATTAAAAGTAAGTAAAAATTTAAATGCCACTTTAGCTCAACGGTAGAGCCTTGCTTTTGTAAAGCAGAGGTTGCGGGTTCGAATCCCACAGGTGGCTTTGGCGAGTTTACTCAAGCGGTCAACGAGGGCAGACTGTAAATCTGCTGGCATTTGCCTACGAAGGTTCGAATCCTTCAGCTCGCATTATGTACAATATCAATATCCCACATTTTTATTGTTTACTGAGAAAAGAGCATCTTTATCAAAATAAAGATCACTTCTTTGAATATGAAAAAGTTGCAGTCTTTGGTGCTCAATCCAGTTCAGGCAAAGCATTGCTGTTTACTGCAATGCTTGACAATGGAACTGTAAGAAGCAGGATTCCCATTCATATGCTTTGCAGCAAAGAGGGTCCATCTGATCCTTTAGATGTTCTTCAATTGTGGGATTGCTTTTCCGAGAATGTTACGGTAACACAATATAATTTTTTAAAAGGTTCAAGGGCAAAGGTAATATTCAAAGATAAAAGTCATTGTTGGGGGAAGTACATGATGACTTTTGATTGGTATGACAATCCATACAGCAATGAACCAACTCAATACAAATGTTTGCATATGATTGAATTGGACAATGGGAATTATGCACTCCAGCCAAACAACAGAATATTTTGGAAAGAGATGTCTTTCACTACAAAGCCATTTCCCGAAAAGCCAGATTACAAAGTTGACACTGAAGAATACAGATGCGAGAACAAAAGCGATAGATGGATCGTAAGTGATGATGACAATTATTACTACGATATAGAACCAACTAAATAATTTTATGCGCGGTTCAGTGTGTGATGCTGACTAGGACCATTGACTTGCAAGCAGTGGTTGAGCATGGGTGCAGGCCCCTCGTCGCGCTTTTGGTATTGTTGATCTCGGATAGAAATGCATATGACACGGGAGTTCGAATCTCCCCGGATCCATTCACGGGTCCGACAGGCATCGATCAGTGCAGAGTATTGAAGAAGGAGATACCCGACACGGGTAACAAGTGTCGTAAATAAACAGTTGCAAATATAAAAGCCGCACCAATGCGGATGGCTGCTTAAAGCAGTGGGGTTTCCCGGTTTTCCCGCGACTGAAAAACCGGGATTTTTTATTGGTATAATAAAATTTGCATATAAATATTTTTGCCAAAGGATGTTGGATACCGCATTTTCTCTTGAGTCTTCGAAGTACCACCCAACAGAAAATTTAGGTCCACATCCTTTGAGCGAGGTATAAATACCTATGTTCTATATGCTTGTAGGTGTTGACTACTCAATAACTTGCCCGTGCTTATGTCTATTTGACGAGCGCAAAGAATTTAAATTCTCAAACTGCTTTTTCTATTATCTGACAAACACTAAAAAGTTTGCAGATAAAATTTTGCCCAATATTAATGGTGAAAGTTTTCAGGAATATGTGGCCGATGTGGATCGCTTTGACAGCATATCCGATTGGGCATCAAATTTATGTATTGGGGCTTCTGATGTTGCCATAGAAGGGTATTCTTATGGCTCAAAAGGCAAAGTTTTTAACCTTGCCGAGAATATGGGAATATTCAAGCATAAGCTCTATAAGGCCGGGGTTCCCGTGACCATCATAGAGCCGTCCAAAGCAAAGAAACTCGCCACAGGCAAAGGTAACGCCGATAAAGTGGCAATGTACAAAGCCTTCTCCGAGGAGACAGGAACAAATTTAGTCTTTACCTTTAATCAAAAAAGTTTGACAAATCCTGTGACGGATATTGTGGACAGTTATTATATTTTAAAATCTTTGCTGGCTACCAAAAATTAACGGACGTAGCGGACAGCTGATCCCTTGCCAGCATTGTCCAGTTGTGCATGGAATCTTTTTGGAACTTGCCCGGATCCTTTGATTCTTGAAATAACCTCGTTCCACGCACTTCCACAAACTTTGGTTGGAGTCAGGGTTGCATCAAAAGCAATTGAGTTTCTTTGAGCACCCCAATTTTTGGCAACTTTCTTTTTACCACAGTTTGGGCATTTTTCCTTGGTGGGTTGGTCATTCTCGCTCATCTTGAGAAAAACTTCAAATTCATGTTTACAGGCACCGCATTCGAATGAATAGTTAGGCATTGTTTTTGTTCCTAAAAGTAATTAGCATGTGGTCAAACAGGAATCCATAAGAAGGTTCCTTTGGTTTGTTTTTCAACTGCATCTTTGCTTCCTTGGGAGTTCTATTTCCTTTGGTTGTATTGCAGTCTTTGCATGATGTGACCATATTGACCCAAGTGGAACCACCACCCTTTGATCTTGGAACCACATGATCAACAGTGGCTGTCTTTTCGCAGAGATCAATTCCACAGTATTGACAGACATAACTGTCTCTGCGAAAGATGTTCTTTCTGTTTGCAACTACCTTCTTGAAAGGAAGTTTTACATAATACTTGAGAATCAAAATTTTGGGAATCTTGACAATTTTGCTGACAGATACAACTTCATAAAAATCTGATGAAGTTTCGTCAATCCAAACCTTGTCTTTGGATATCAACTTGAATGCTTTTCCAACGGTAATAATATTAAGCGGTGTATTATCTTGGTTGAGCAAGAGAACCTGCTTCTTCATACCTTTTAAGTATTTATGAAAATCTAAATATTTTACAGCCATGGATAATAACAAAGATAGACAGTTTTACTGGGAAGTCAAGGATTTCATGACCAAAAAGCATGAGCCTGTTCAAAACAATAAACCGCAAAGTCTTAAAGATGCAGTAAAATCTATTGTTGAGCAAAATAAAATTTATCAACAATCTTCATTCAACATGGAATCTGGGGCTGTTGATGCTGCAAAGAAAGCCATCAATCATGTTCAATCAGTTGAAAATGGATTCACACCCTCTTCTGTCGGTTATACAAAAAACCAAGATCGTTCTTCTTTTCAAAAATTAGATGAGGCTGCTTTGGGTGGCCTTGGAAGAATGGTTCGCTCAGGTCTTAGAAATATTCGTCCACAGGCACCAGCAAAAAAGTTTGGTGACTATGTTGTTCCTGCTATTGGTGGAGCAGCAATTGGTGGTGGTGCTATGTACGGTGGATTCAAGTTGGGACAAACTTTGAGCACAGCAACTTCAGAGGCTGATGCAATGAGAAAGAAAGCCGAAGAGGTCGGTGGTGTTCCACAATTATCCCCAGAAGATCAAGAACTTGCTGACATGAGAAGAAAAGCACAGGATATTGGTGGTGTGCCACAAACAAGTGAAGAAGACAAAGAACTATTTGCAATGCGAAAGAAGGCCGAGGAAATCGGTGGAGTGCCCATGCCTTCTTCCACAACTCCCTCAACAACCCCCACGACACCCACAACTTCACCAAGTCCAGCAAAACCTTTGTCCGACAAAGACAAATATTTGGAAGCAAGAAAGGCTTACTGGAAAAGAAGAAACACCGAAAGACGCGGAGAAGCCGAAGAAAATCTTGCACGAACTCAATTTGGAAGACCCACCACAGCATATCAGGCTGGATCAATGGCCGCAAATCGTTTGCGCCAACAGAAAGCCGCAGAAGGTAGTGGTGATTGGAGCGATGAGAAGATCGAACGAATGGCACAAAAAGAAACTGAACTTCGTTTCCGCACACCAGAAGAGCGTGAAGCCAAGAAAAAAGAAAATGAATCCGTAGTTGCTTCTTTGGCCAAGGCAGCTGATGAAATTCGTGCAAGAGAAGCAAACGCACCAAAAACTTAAGGATCTAATATGGACCATCTAACAAATCTTTACAGAAACAGAGCCGAAACATTAGCCGCAAAAGTAAAATATTTGGAGGAGCAATTGTCTTTGCTCAACGAAGCCACTCCACCAGCAACAGCCTTTAGAACAGGTGATAAGTCTCAGGCTGCTTGGAGTGATCTTGAATTGGAAAACCGTGCAAGAAGCATCAAAAAGGGTGGTCTGTTTCAAAAAGTCAATGATGAACAACAATCACAGGAATGGAAAGACATTCAAGCAGAATTGGGTCGTAGAAAGCAACCCAAAGCAGAAACCAAAACAGATACTGGTGTAAGAACCGTTCCCGTTGGTCCCGGTGAAGGGTCTGGCATTCGCAAGGTTCCCGGAACAGAAGCACCCAGTGGTCGTGTTCCCAAGCAACCAATGGCCCAACCAAAGAGTGAAAAAATTGCTCTTCCTGAGCCAAAGGGTCCGCTTGATACTGGAAGACAAAGACCACAACCTGCTCCACAACCCGTAGTCGGTGGTCCGGGTGCTGGTGGTGTCTCACCAAAGAAAGCAGAAACCACAGCCGCTGGAACTGGAAAAGAAGAAACTTGGAGCATGGATCCAAAACTTGCTGTCGGTGCAATTGGTGCAGGATTGTATTTGGGAAATAAAGTTGCTGAAAGATTTGCAAGACAACGCGGTGGTCCAGCAGCACCAGCAGAACCAACAAAAGCCCCAAGACCAAAGGCTCCAGAAGCAACAAAGACACAAGCAGGCAAAACTCCTGCTCCCGAAACACCCAAGCCAAAAGTAGGGGAAAAGGTTCGTGTTCCAGATAGCATGAAAAAAGGAACTTATCTTTTTGATCTTCCCGCACAAGCAGAATGGACTATGAATCCCCCTGAATGGGAAATGAAGGGAAGAGAGAAGTTCAGCGTTCCACAAACTTCAGTCGGTCCCAAGAAACCATTCAGCAAGCCCGGTCTTGAGCGTGCTGCTGGAACCCCGATGACTGGAGAGATTCCAGAAAGACCACTTCCTGCTGAAACCACAATCGGTGGAAAACAAATAGCAAAAGGCAAAGGAACAGTCGCAGATCGTGCAGCCGTTGGAAGAGATCTTTTGAGAGCAAGAGCAGAAGCTGCAAAAGCCGTTGCCGATGCAAAGGCAAAAGCAGTTGCTCCAGCATTCCAACAAACTCCCGCTGAACCAACAGTCAAACAAGGAGATATGAGCACCAAGGAAGGTAAAGTTGTTAGCAAAGGTTCTCAAGTGTCTTCGAAGATTGGTCGTATCACCAAAGGTACTCTTCGTGGGGCTGGTTCACTTGGTGCAGCATTAGGTGGAGAAATGGCAGTAGAAAAGGGTCTTGAAGCCCTTGGAGTAGAAAATGAGACTGTCAAGGGAGTTGTTGCACCAACTGTTGGTTGGGCAGCAGGTGAAGGTGCCTTGGCAACTGGTCTAGGACTTGCCCGTGGTCTAGGATTTGGTGCAGCCGTGGCTGGCGGTGCTGCCGCAGCAGTTCCAGCAGCAATCTATGGAGCACTAGCATACCCGTCCTACAAAGCAGCCGAAGCCTCTAAAGCAGCAATGGAAAAAGAAGCACAAAGAATCCGAGAAACAGGATCAGCAACAAAAGCCAGATTTACTGGGCCTAAGTATTGATGTAATGGATTGTTCAAAAGTATGAAAAATAAACTCATACAACAAATTTTAGAAGAACGCTATAATCGATTAAATGATGGCGAGCAATTAGCCAACAATTATTCTTTTGGTTTATTTCTAGAATCTGTTACGGCTCTTGTTCGTGGGGGCTTACGTGTTGCTTTAGGTCAAGCAGCAAAACAAGGAGCCAAAACAGCCGTTGGTGAAGTTTTGTCGAAGCAAGCGTTAAAGCAAATCGAAACAACAGCAGCAAAATTTGCAGAAAATGGACTGAAAGGTAAAGATTTAATTGCTGCTGTGCAAAAAGAATTAAATTTAGTTGGCGATGATGCAATTAAGGCTGCTAGTGAAGCGGCCACCAGAGCAGAACAGACAATGGCTCAAGTTCAGGGTGGTGTTGTTGCTCCACCAGCACCCACTGCACCACCAAAGGCTCCACCAAAAGAACCTAAAACACCCACACCCGGCCCAAGACCAGAACCAAAGCCAGCCCCCGAGCCACCCGCACCCGGTCCCAGACCGGAGCCTGCCCCTGCACCACCAAAGCCAGCACCCGGTCCAAGACCTGAGCCTGCTCCGGTTCCACCTACTCCAAAACCGAAGCCTCGGCCCACAGAGACTCCAAGACCAACAGAGACTCCAAGACCAACAGAGACTCCAAGACCAACAGAGACTCCAAGACCAACAGAGACTCCAAGACCAACAGAGACTCCAAGACCAACAGAGACTCCAAGACCAACAGAGACTCCAAGAAGAACCCCTCCCAAACCACCACCAGCACAGCCACCTAAAAAGACTCCCCCCAAGCCAAAAACACCTCCACCAAAAACCCCTCTGCCACTAGGGTTTGGTGGTGATGACCGTGAATCCGAAGAAATTGGTGATACGGGCAAATCTATCAAACTTAATATTGGTTTGGTAAAAAATGCCCTTGGTAAGTATGCTACATATTTGGGTATTGCATAAACTCAAAGTCGTGTTATAATTACATAAAGTTGTATCTAGTGAATATAAAAACATTTACACATAAACCTATCGATATTTCTTGGAAACTTGAAGAAGTAACTCACAACGGATCAAGATTCTATAAAACTCCCGCTGGAATATTTCCAAGCGTGACTACAGTTGTTGGTTGGGAAAAACAAAAGTTCTTCAGTGAATGGCGAGCCAAGAATCCGGAAGAAAGCAAAAGAGTTACTTCACGGGGAACAAAGTTTCACAAGTTGCTTGAAAATTATTTGAACAATGAAACATTGGATTTCGACAACATGCATTCCATGCAGAAGTCCTTATTCTCATTGATAAGACCAGAAATAGACAAAATTGATAATATAATTGCTTTGGAAACTCCTTTGTTCTCAAAGACAATAGGACTGGCTGGCAGAGTAGACTGCATTGCGGAATACGATGGAAAACTTTCTATTATAGATTTTAAAGCCAGCACCAAAGAAAAGCGAGAATCAGATATTGACAACTACTTTGCACAAGCAACTGCTTATGCATTGATGTTCCAAGAAAGAACTGGAATAAGAATAGATAATTTTGCAATTTTAATTGCATGTGAAGACGGTCTTCGCCAAGTCTTCACTGGCCAGCCCCTTAAATATGTTAGGCACTTGTCTAATTTAATAAAGCGATATAAGGAGGCTAATGATGTTCCAAGAGCAGAAGACAATTGAAGATCAAGTAAACACCAAGGGAACAAAACTTTGGATGCAGATGAATGATAACTCCAAGGCCGCAAAATTGCGAGCCTTGTTTGTTCAACAGCACGGAGGCTTCTTTCTGCAAGAAGGAAGATATTGGATTTGGAAGAGTCCAATCGAACAACAAAATGGATATTGGCTCAAACGAGTAGACACGGGAGAAAAGGTCTTCTTCACAAGTATGACAGAATTCGGGGAAAAGAATGGTCTGTCTTGTGTAAAAATTTGTGAATTGATGAATGGAAAAAGAAAGACATACAAAGGTTGGACAGCTGTAGAACTTCGTCCCGTACAGAAACAAGAAGGTGCAAAGAAAAAGATAAAGAAACCAAAGAAGAAAAAGATTCAAATAACCATGTCTGCAACTTTTGTGGACATAAGAACCAATCAACATATTCAAGTTTCAAATATTTCTCAGTTTGCCAAAGAGAACAATCTAGATTATGCCAATTTAAGAAAATTGGTCATAGGGAAGGCAAAGACCTATAAACATCTAAAATTATACAATCCTTTTGAGGTTCCCGGCGAATCTACAGAAGGCTAAATAATTTAAGATGAAATTCCCATACTTTTTACAACATTTAGAAGAAGCAACTGCAAAAATTGGTGAAAGTCTCCGGAAAGAGTCTAGAAAAGCAGGCTCAGGGGATCTAAAGGCAAAAGACGCTGCACGAAAGCGCGCAGAGCGTTCTCGTCAAATTCCTCGCGACAGAAAATCAAAGCAGGAATTGGTCAAGGAAATCATTGCAGTCAAGACCCGCGATGGACGATTGCAACTCATCTTCAAGGATTCTTTCAATCCAGATACTCATGAAAAAGTAGGAAAAGATGCGCTTTCAATGGAAGAAGCACAGCAAATTTCCAATGATCCAAAATTTGAACAAACCCGAGCTTCTAAACTTCTTTTTGGTGATGTGAAAGGCAAGAAGCCTTCAGATAAAAAAGAAGAAAAGAAAACAGAACGCAAAGAAGGTGGAGAAACCAAAAAAGAAGAATCTCGGGAAGAAAAGAAAGAAAGCAAGACAAAAGCAAAACGCATGTCCAAGGAAGACATTTTCAAAGCAATGTCTCAAATGGATGGAAACCAACTTGCTCAGATGCCATTGGATGTTCGGCAAGAATACTTCAAGGCCACAAGAAGACCACCAGCAAACACAGATTTCGACAATCTCAGTTATGAAGCACTGACAGTCAAGTTTGCAATCAGTCCTGTATCAAATCTTCCATACAATCAACAAGTACTGAATGCATTGATGTTCTTGGCCAAGATCAAGGCTGGTGCATCTGAGCAGGAGATGCAGACATATAATTCACTGGCACCAACTGCCACTGAATTCACCCGCAATGCCTTCAACACTGCAAGAAAAATTCTTTCACAAATTGGTGACGAATGCATTCAAAATCTAGTCTCAACAATTGAGACTGGTGGAACTCCGGTCAACTCCGAAGGTGCCGTTGACATGCAATGCGGAAACTACAAATTCAAGGTTTCTGCCGGTGGTGAAATGGCTCTTTCGACAACTCAGTTTGATCAAGGAAATAAGTCTTTCAAAGGACTCATTGCTTCGGCTTTGATGCAGACTTTGAGCAACCCTCAAATGATGCAAGCAGATCCCAAACTTGCAGAAATGATGCAAAGTGCATCACAGGAAACTACAGGCTTTGCCACATCATTGATTCCAGATGAATTGCTTGGAACAATCATGGCCGATGAATCTTTGGTTTCTGAACTGCAGAAGATCAAGTTGAAAAATTACCAAGGCCAAGACATTGGACCAATTTTGGACGGCGAAGGAAATCTAAATCCTTTGGCCTCTCTTCAAAATTACAAAAACACATGGCTTGAAAGAACAAAGGGAATGTTTAGCGGAAGCAAGTCAAGCAGCAAGTCACCGCTTCGTGCTGCCGTTGTTTCCACAATTCTCAAAGCAAATCTAAGAGGCGATGGTCTGGTTCCCCCCGAAGTGGCTCCGAATCATTTGGTCACCATCAACGGTGTGTTTCCGCTCACCGATGATTACTTCAACACGATTTCACAGCAGGCAGATATTGACATCAAGAAAGCAAAGGATGTAATAAACTCTGCAAACATTGGATCGCTTCGATCAAGATCCGCCGAGACAATGAAGAAATATAGAACCATTGTTGAGGCCAAGGAAAAAAAGAAATCTCTGAAAGACATCTTGATTGATGCAAAGACAATCAATCCAATCGAATTCATTGTCAGGGACATAGTGGATAACAATGACTTCCTGATGAATGCAAGTCTTCTTCCAGGTTTCTCACCGAAGGACTTGAATTCCGTTGAATACAACTATGTAACAATTGGCAAAAAGACAATAAAGATTCCTGTCATCACAAATGACAGAATTGCCAACCAAATGATGCAGGAATCTGCCTTGTTGGTCAACGACTGCTTAATCGAAGCCTTGACTAATAATTTTGTGCTCAAGGCATTCAGAAACATTGAGTTGATAACCGATTCAGAGCAGGCTTTGTTTGAGGACAATCCTTCCATGCTTCTTGAGTCATATGAAGATGTGATTCCTCTGAAAGAAATCTACAAGGCAATCATGGAAAAAATTCAAGAAGATCCATCAATTCTTGAAGCATTCATTCTTCAACTTGAGGAAGCCGAAAGAGACTACGAGAAGGAATACAAAAATTACCACGGAAAGCCCAAGCAAAGAAAACAAAGGGCAGCAAGAACTGCTGCCCGTGAACTTATGATCAAGAAAGGAAGAGCCAAGCGTGGTGATGGCAAGGATATCGACCACAAGAAGCCTCTTCGACGGGGTGGTTCCAAAGGCATAAATAATTTACGTGTTCGTGATAAGTCTGCTAATCGTTCTGACAACGGACACAAAAAAGGCGAAACACAGAAAAAAGGTAGTTGGGAATGATCTCCAAGAAAATAAAGTTAATAACTGAAAAAGTTTACTCTGATTCTGGCCTCGGTAAATGGTTCAACCGGGAATCCGCTGGCGGGGGTCCGGGTTGGGATCGTTACAATACTAAGGGAGAACGAGTAGGCAAGTGTGGTGATGCCAAGGAAGGTGAAGCCTATGCTGCCTGCCTCAGCCGCCAAAAGGCCGAGAAACTTGGAAAGAAAAAGATTGGGAGTTTTGTACGCAGAAAGCGTGTAGCCCAACACAAGGCAGGAAGAGGAAAGAAGGGCGAAGGCAAGAGTGGAAAGAAGCCAATCTTCGTCAAAACTGGTGTAACTGAAGTAAAGGAATGCTTTGATTACTTCTTGGTTGAAAATTCAAACCATGTAATTCCTCTCCAATTTGCTCCCATCGAAGCGCAGGAACTTCTTCCATTTGATTTGGTCATCAATGAAAATGGTGACTTCTTGAATGTAGACATGATTGAAATCACCGAAGATGGAAAGTATGAAGTTACTTTCAGCGATGAATTTGGCTGTGAGTTGAAGGAATCTTTCACTCCCGACACAACCATGGGCTTTGTAGATGTGACCGAAGACCAAGAATACAATCAACTTGACGAAATGCTTGAACTTCATGAAGAAGAAAAGAAGAAAGTCAAGCTCAATAAGATCATGCGTGGTGATGTCAAGAAATACAAAGTTTATGTAAAAAATGACAAAGGAAATGTCGTTAAGGTAAACTTTGGTGATCCCAACATGGAAATAAAGCGGGATGATCCTGCACGGAGAAAAAACTTCCGGGCTCGCCATAACTGCGACAACCCCGGTCCTCGCTGGAAGGCTCGTTACTGGGCCTGCAAGACTTGGAGCGCCAAGCCTGTCTCTGCCATGTTGAAAGAGTCTGAAGTCTTGGAGGAAGCCAAAAACAAGCCAAAGAATCCAAAGAAATGGTCATCATGTATTTCTCAAGCAAAACAAAAATTTGATGTATATCCATCAGCTTATGCTAATGCTTGGGCAGCAAAGTGCTACAAGAGCAAGGGTGGTAAGTGGAAAAAATTGACAGAAGACATTGCCGAATACGCTTTGAACAACATGAAAAACAAAATTTATAACCCAGACCTTTTTGGGTTGATCCGAAACAGAAACAGTAAAAATTAATCTAAATAGAAGAGAAGCCATGAAATTCAAACAATTACTTTCAAAAATCAACACATTGGTCGAAAATGCTCCAGAGCACACTTTCGGTGGTGGTCTTTATGTAGGAGATCCCCAAGGAGCAGGAAAAGTTTCAGCTCTTTCGGACAAGGGAACTTTCAATCTAAAACTTCCTCGGTCTATTGATGCAATCAATGCCCTTCTCCACACATTCTCAAACAGAGACTACATCGATCCAGATGGTCTAACAGGCATCGTAAAGCAAAAGTTGAATCACTTCGGTCTTGACTTCTCTTGCAGTGGACGAGTCAACGATGGTGAAAATGTATATGAACTGGTTCAATACGGAAGCCCACAACTCGGTGTTTACGGGCAAAACCCATACGATGACATCAATAAGACAGGCTTCAAGCAAGGTGATGGAATCAAGGAAAAACTTGGCCACTCATTGAATCTAGTAGTATCCATCCAAAAGATGCCCAACGGTCTTCGCAAAGTCGGAATGATGATTGTTCCAGCCGCTTCTTCTTCGTACAACAGTGACATGGCGGATTCTGATTGTGGATGTCAACACTAACTTATTGATGCAAGAAAAAATAAACTCTCTGACAGAAGAAAACTTTATTGAATTCTGTCAGAGATATTATTTTAATCCAGAATGTTCTGGAAAGAATGAGTTCGTTGATGACCTAAAAAGAGTCAAGTACATAAAAAGATTATTGCAAAAGATTCACAAACACAAGACCTTAAAGTCAATTCGTGAACGATTAATAATAAACCATCTTATAATTTTAAGAAATGTATTCGGGGACCAAAATTGTTCCCGAATTTTGTTTTTCAAGTTGGAACCTAGACTACATTCATATCTCAAATCTTTCACCGTATTTTTGGAATTTGATATTAAAAATTCACCTGAAGTAAAATACACGGATTTGAACACAGATCCCAGAGTTGACAGAAAACTCTCTCAAACAGAAAACTAAATATTTTAGATGCATCCCGGAAATCTGGTTCCTACCTTTTATTTCTATAAGTTGGCTGATGCCCTAAGCAGCCCATATACTGCTTTGACTGCTTATTCTGCAG